CGTATAAAGCCCAATAATGTGTACCTACGGCCAATGTTTTTGCGGTGCTGCTGCCCTCTACAAATGAAAATAACTGGTATCTGTTGGGTGCTGTGCTGGTATCGGTTACAATAAATGCCTTTTGTTCCTGCGACATTTCACTTTCAAAAACAAGCAGATAGTACACGGGTGAAACCGTTACTTTTTCCCTGCCAGTGATTATCAGTTCAGGTGTGCCGCCCTTTGTAATGTAAAGCATCCTACCTATATAAGTAGGTCGGTTTCATGTTAAACAAAAAAGGCCGCCAAATGGCGACCCTTTCTGCATGAAAACACTATGAAAAAATCAAAGACCCAGCGAAGTTACAACAGCGGCCTGAACTTTCAAAGGTAAATCGGTTTCTTTGTGGAGAAAATTTAATACATGACCTTTGAAGTCACCGAACGCTTGTCCGAAGTTGGTTTCACTCTGCTGCAACTGAACACCATAGTCAGCACCCAGCAGCCAGTAGTCACCACTTGCATCAAGGGCAATGGCCAACATTCTGTTTTGCGCTAACAATTTAATTTCGTTGCGCTGTGCGGTAGTAACTTTGTGCAGACGAGCTACCAAGTCAGCTTCGTAAAACACAGTTCCGTTTTCAGTAGAAGGAATTGTGCGCCAAGTCATGGAGCCAGTTTCCTTTTCCAATTCATATTTGAAGTAGCTTTTGCCACCACTCAAAGTGTGGGCAGAAACTTCGCCTGATGATTTGGTTAATGTAGATTTAGCATCGAACTCAACGAGCCAAATATTTTTGATACCTGCGGCTGCGGTTTTGCAGTCCAAGGTGAATCCGGTGGTTAATACACAAGGCATATCTTTTTTTTAAATTAAAGGGGGGTAGGGTTTTTCCCCACCCCCCGGGTTAAACTTTTCTATTCGTTTAAATGATTAGAGTGAGAAATACACCACTTGTTCTGGGTATGCCACCTGCACCCCATATTTGAAAGCAGCGTGGAATTGTATGCGTCTTTCAAATGGGTTGAAAATGAAGGAGTATTCTTCTTCTTCGTTCATCATGTCAGTACCCAAGAAGAAGTTAGACCACAGACCAGCAACAATTTTGTTGGTGCCGTTCATACCGTTCAAGCCATAAATCTTGATGCCGGTGATAGGGTCAACGATTTCCATTGCAGAAATTTCATTTGCAGGGTAGTGGAACAGATTAGAAGTTACCAACCACTGACGATACAGACGGAACGTATCAGTTCCCATACAAATCATCAGGTCTGATTTGTCCAACAAAGCAGCAGGGATAACGCTGTAAATAGTACCGAGGATGTCATCGATGTTAGAAGCAGTGATAGAAGCGTAAGCGTTAGCCACGTTACCTTTGATAGGGTCACCTGCACCACCGAAACCGAGGTCTCCGAGGATAGTCAGGAAGCCATCCCAAAAGCCGTTATTTCCAACACCACCTGTGGTATCACCCTGCCAAATAGCAGTTTCGATAGCTTCGGCAATGTCAGCAGCTTTTTCAGCTCCGATTTGGTCGGTGAATACACCCATGTCAATAGCTTCACCAGCGGCAAGAGCTTTCTGTGTGTATTTGGTTTCAAGGTCTTTGGGGCAAAGAGTTTCCTGAACCTTAACTTTTCCAACGGTCAAAGTGCGCTTGGACAGGGTAGTGTTACCGCTTGTCTGATAAGAGCAGCTGTCAGATTGGAAGTAAACGTCTGAATACAGCAAAGGCAGTATTTCAGCAGATTTGATACCGGGGAGAACCTGTCCAGCACCCTGCAAAAGGTTTGCAGTTTTGGCGGTGAACATCGCTTTGGTCAGAAGGTTTAAGCTCTCTTCTTTGGTGTAATTGGTGAGACCTGTTACGTCAAATGCCATGATTTTATTTTATTTTTTGATTGATTTGATTGCGGAAACAAAGCCAAAGAAATTTTCCTCTTTTTCGGGTTTAACTGAACCGAATGGCTTTTTGGTCGGCTCAGGGGTGGTGGCTGCAAACTTTTCAAACACGCTGAAAGTTTCTTCAACTTTGCCAAGAATGTTTACAAGTGCAGTTTCAAGGGTAGCGATTTTCGCTGCCAGTTCTTCGTTAGCGGCACGGAGTGCGTCAAACTGCTCCAATGATGCAAACTGATTTTCAACCTCAACTTCTGCAACTTCGGCAGGTTCTTTGGTTTCAATCATTTCAACCACACCATCTTTGGTAGTTACCAAAAGACCAGTGGTTGTTTCATGCACTCCATCGGGAGCAGGAACGATGCCCTCTTCGCCTTTAACATTCAGGAGCATTCCGGCTGCAAGTTCCTCACCTTCAAAAACCACGATAGTTCCGTCAACCAAAGTCAACTCACCAAACGCAGCAGGCACAGGTTCTTCGCTGAAACGCTGCTTTACCTCTGCCATGAATGCGGCAAGAGATAACTTCATTTCGGCTAATTCTGATTTAAATTCCATATATCTTAAAAGGTAGTTATGTTTTGCCCTATGCAAAATTTTTCAGCATGGCGGTAATTTCACGCATCATTTCCAGCACTTCGTCCTGTTCTTCCATGTCAAACAAGCCCTCAACTGAAAATCCTTTCCATTCGCCATCCTTAACTTTTGCCCATATTTCCTCATTGTCTATTAAATAGGTCAGAAACCAGCTGCCATCTTTTGCATCTTCGTACCCGGTAGGTGGCATCACACCACGTTTGCGGTCAATGAAGTAGGACTCAATCATGTGAACACCCTCTTTCACAGGGTTGGCATGGTCGGTATTGACTGCTTTATAGGCATCGTTACGCACAAATTTCTTTGCTATCTTCCAAATTGTGTCGGCATCGAATGTAACGTAGTACTCACCCCTGATGTCATCGTAGCGGTAAATCGGTAAATCGGCCAACATTGCCGGGCCTGTCACAATCCGCTTTTCTTCGGACTGCACAGAGTATGCCTGTCTCATATCAATCTGCTGCAATTTACGACTTGCCCACTCGATGCCCTCATCACCACCCCAAGCCAACCACATCAGGCGGCCACATCCGTCACCTAATTCCTTGTCGCTGTTCTGCCTGTGCCTTTCAAACCCTGCCATTCGTGCAATCGTGTCACGGGTAATGGCTTCACCATTTGCCAACTGATTAGCCCTGATTTTACCCACCGCTGTTCCGCAGTCTCCCCATCCGTTTTCTTCTGCCCAACGGAGTGCAACCTTTGCATTTTCTTTGGCGGCTTCGGGGTAGTCATCATAGCTTTCAAATTTCTGTCTGCTTTCCCATTTGCTGTAACACACGGCAGCGGCTTGTTCCTGTTCCATGCCTTCGCCAATCATTACCGGAATGCAACGGCTGATAAATTCATCTTCGGTTTCGTTTGCTGTCGGATCAACGAATTGGTCTTTGAACAGCATGAAGTCTTTTTGTATGGCTGGGCGGTCAACGAGAGAAACAAAGTCCACCCCTGTTTCATCGTCATCATTGACCACAATTTTGTACACTGGTAATTCCATAATTATAAAAGTAGGTTTAAACGACACTTGTATTTCTTAACCTGCGAACACGGGTCTGCGTTTTGGTGATGTCGCCTTCAAGAACGTACACTCTGCCCATGCCACCGAATTGCGCTTCTTCTGGTAAAGCACCGCCTGTGAGTGGTGTCATTGCACCGGGGCTTTGTGCTGGTGTTCCAGTTCCACCACCCCCACCACCTACATCTTTTGACTCAAATTTTGTTTGCTCAATTTTGCGAACTCTTGCCACACCTGATGCTATTGCAAGGGCAGCAGCAACAGCAGCACGAACAGGAGCATCGGGTGTCGTTATAGCCATTTGTGATGCGTATGCCGATTGTGCAGCTTGTATAGTCTCAACAATCGCTTGTGCTATTGATGCTTTTTTCTTAATCTCAAATGCCTTGCGTTGCTGTTCTTCCGACTTTCCTGCAAAGGCATCAGCAAGTTCAGCAATAGCACCAAATCCACCAGCAGTCAACGCATACATTTGCGCTTCTGCATCCTTTTTATCTTGAATTTCTTTTAAGCGTATCTCTTCTTTTTTCTTTGCTGCTTCCTCTTCAACCTTTACTTCCTCTTCGACTTTCTTTTTATAATCTTCAATATCTTGGAATGCACGTTCAATTCGTACTTCACGAGCATTTCTTTCAAAAGTTGCTTTTCTTTCTTCGCTTTCTTTTGTGCTTTTTTC